TTGATGCCGCCAACAATGCACTCGCCGCATCAGCTATAACTGCATGATCATGAGCCGATGGAGGCATAGTTGACGGGAAGTCGGTGATGTCTGCAACTGTAAGATCCTGTTTTGCTCCAATGGTCGCAAGTGCGGCATATGCTTTCGCACCGTCACCCTTTTTGATTATACCTGTATCAGATTCAATCATAAGGGTATTTGCCGGGTAAATCTTAGTGTCGGCTGCCCATTGTGCCGCTGTAGCCTCGTATGCAATTACGTTATAAAGTATTTTTGCCATTTTGTTAAAGTTTTAAAGTAGGGAGGAGTAACCCTCCCTACAAGTTATCAAAGAGTGATCTTAATCATTGCATTCAGGTCTTTAGCTACAAAACCGATCATTTCTTCCACACGGAACGTAACCTTGTTATAGGCAAAGTTTTCGTCGTGTTCTTCAGAAACTTTCAGTTCGGGTGCAAGACGGTTTATGAACTCAAATTCCGGTGCGGAAACAACATATGCAACTCCGGCGGTCAACGAAGGAACGGGAACGATCTGAACGTTGGCCTCCAGTCCGCTTCCGGCAAATCCCCTCAACATGTCGTTAGGAAGATCATACTCACCACTTCCAACGGCCTTGTTGAATTTAACATAAGTCAGGTAATCTGCCTGATTCATCAATACGTGAGTAGGATTGAAGTAATTCCCCAAAAGCTGGTTGAATGCTGCATCGATAATCTTTTCGGCCGCTATGGTTTTTGCCCCAGAATAGGCAACTGCACTTCCTGCCAGATAATCGGTTATATACTTGTTTTCTGCAGCGAACAAACCTTTATTCGAGTATAAAAGAGTATTCGTGATGCTGCCCTGCAAGTACTTCACATTCAAAAGAAGCTCCCGGTTAACGGTTGTCATACCTGCCAGCCATTTGATAGGCACATTTACATCCTTGTAAGCGGGTGATACGTCCGGCTTCGGCTCGTCTGCTCCTTCCGTTCCTGTTCCTCTCGCCCATTCTGCGGCTGCTCCGGTGATTACTCCTCTCTGCGGAATAACGATGGCTGCGCTGTCGGTAGATACGTTCGGGAAAATGTTTCTCAAATACAAGGGAGAATAAGGACTATTATATAGGCTTCTTCTTACCTCGTCTGTCTGTAACGACAATGTGGCTGCGTCCGTCCAGCTTGCGGCTGTTACGGCTTTCATGGTTAGACTCTGCTTTCCGCTCAAATTCTTGAGTATCTCCGCTCCGTCCAAAAGTGCTTCGGAAATGGAGTCGGCAATGCTTTTGTGTGTTTTTTCTTGCATGGTTGTCTGGTTGATAGATTTAACTCTCGCCTGAAGTTCTGACACTTCCTTTTTCATGTCTGCCTTCAGTTTTTCGGCGTCCTCTTTTGAGAATACCCCATCAAATTTCTTTTCAATTTCGCCGACCGCTTCATCTACGGTGCTCTTGGCTGTTTCCGAGGCTGTCTTTTTGATGTTTTCCAACGCCTCAAGTTTTGCTTTTTCTAATTCGTCCATTTTGTTTTTAGTTAAAAAGTTTATAAAAATCTAAAATCAACTTGGGCGGCTCATTAACGGGAGTGGAAGCGTCCGGCTCCTGTCCGAGTGTCAAAAATTGTTCTAATGATTTAAGTATGTTGTCTGAAAATCTTTCGTTATATGCTTTTTCTATCAGTCTCCAGAATTCCTCCTGGTTGGGCTCTGACAGGTCTTTCACGGCCTTTACCGTGTCAATTAGTGAATATTCGTTGGCGGGATCGTCGGTGGTTAATACTGAAATCTCCTTTAACTTGTACTCGGCTACCTCTGATTTATTCTTTGTGCCTCTTTTAACTATCCACCCCCCTATTGACAGCCCGCTTTCAAATCCGTTCTCTTTTAAAAACTTAGTCTCCAACCATGCGTTTCTACCGGCCTCTGTCTCCATAGCCATCTGCGCTACCATCTTCAATCCGTATGTATCTGCTATATCAAGCTCGGTTGGTACTCCAACCAATCCCGGTTGGTGGTTCTTGAATATCTTTATCTTGTTCTTTCGCTCGGTAACGGTCTTTGCGAATGATCCAGGCAGGGATATATCCCCGTCTGAATCTTTTACATTGTAAACGTTTGCATATCCAACTATAATCCCGTCCGATATGTCCTGTATTTCACTTAAGGTCTTGATTATTGCTTCCATATTATTTCCATCTTTTATATAAAACTTGACAGCCACAGTTTATCACGTTTCCTGCGCTTGCGTTAAGGTCGTGCGGGTGTTTCATGTGGTCTGTTTTTCCTGTGTTCGGGTCAGTTACAGACCATGTCTCTTCTTTTCGTATCATCGTTCCGTTATCTAAAGACAAGTGCCAGTCTCGAGGGTCTTTCGCTCCACGGTGAATCCATATCTTGCCTATCTCTCTCCCCGAATCTCTCTCCCAGTCATCCGCACTTTTGGTTTTAGAAATATTTACGGCGTTAGCTGTTTCCGTGCGAGCAATCATTAAGGCCCTTTTTGCGGATGCAATTCCTCCATTTTTTATTCTTTGTGCAATAACCTCAAATTCCAACCCCTCGGCGGTGGCTCTCTCTGATATGTGTCTTAGCCTTTCTCTTGTGGTGTCGTCTATGTCTGTTACTTTTTTGGCTAAATTCGCTTCCTTGAATACCTGAATCCATATTAACCATTCGCTTAAAAAGAATCCAGCCTTTACGGTCTCTCCCTCAAGTTGCTTCCATTGCCTTGGGAGAAAGAATGTCATCACCTCGTCGTATAGCTCGCTGATTACCGGGTATAGTGCGTTATTGATATCTCCGTGCTTCAAAAAGTGTTCGGATTGCTCAATTAGAGCTCTGCGGATGGCTTTGGCGTGCCTCTTTTCGTAAGAAGCAATTATCCTGTCCTCAATCTGTGCCATCCTCCTGAAATTCATAACTTGTCCTTTATAACTATGAAAAAATCATCCCCGGAATACCCTATAATTCTATCGATGAATAGTGCTATATCAAGCATCATATCCCAGAACTTGTTAACTCCTGTCACGTGAGCACCGTCTATCAGTTGGCTCACGAACACAGGAATGAATCCGTACATTATTCCTCTATGTGTATATCCTAATTTTTCCGCCTCTTTCTCCGTCATACGTTATAGTCGCTTAGTGGTACTAAACCCTGCTGAATGAATATCTCGTTTGCATATGGTTCTTCGCTCTCGTCAGATCCCTGCATTACTCTTACCTCGTTGATCGAATGTGTTTTTAGAAACGCTTCTACCTGCGTGTCTGAAATCCTTAGTTCTTCATAAGAGGAAAGGTCGTAGTCGATTATATATGTTTTGTTGTCTCTATTCGAAAAAGGTTCTACCAGCCATTTGTTCAGCTTGTCCTCCTCCAATGAAAGGTAAGGCAGCACAACATCCATAACAAGTCTCAATCTTCCCTCTCTTGCGTTCTGGTAGGTAGGATTAGGATCGAACAAGACCGCAGGAACGTTCCACAGGTCGCACAATTTAACCCCTGCGTGCTCTAATCCCTTTACGATGTTTAGTGCGTCTGGTGACAGCCCTATGTGAGTGTATTGAAGTGGCATTCCAGAAACGACAATCTTGTTCTTGTTGTCCGCTCCGTGTATCTTCGTTTCTACCGTTGTTTGTGTGCTCTCTACCTGATCAGGTGTCAACCATAAATTTGGATCTGCATGGTTTGGTGAAATTAGTCCCTTTGCCCCCTCGTTCTCTACAGACTTAATCCAGCTTTGAATTGCGGAATCGTCAAGCTGAAGATATTTAAGCCCGGCTAAAAGAGGGCTCATTCCCCTTAGTTGTGTTCCCGAAGCGTCGAATACGGGGTTTGGCATCTTCAAATGAAAAACATCACCTGCCGGGATCTCCCTCGTAAGTCCGTTAAACAGATTGAGCTTCCACGCTACCAGCCCCTCCGAGCTCACCACTTGTGTCATTAAATGAGCAGGAACTACGTGCAAACTTAACGCACAATCGTCATCCCCTGCCTCCCTGTAAATGAATGTTTCGCCCTGAACGAAATAAAATATCCTCGCAAGAGTGATGAACTCCCTCCATGTCTGTAACGTGTTCGGGTTTTTGAGTAGTTTTACAAGATCGTTATCCTCCGGGGCGTACTTTAATTCCTTATGCACGTAAAGCCTATGTTTGGCTACCGATATGTCGCTGTCCTTTCTCGATTTTGACTTAACTCCTTTTGAATCGATATAAACGTATGGTGTTGATGCCGCACACTTGTCCGTAATCTTCTTGATGATTGAATATATCTCCCCGTTAGACGTGTACCCCTTTGAAATGTAGTCCTCGGCGTTGTAGTTGTACAATACAACAGGTGAATTGCCTATAAATGTGGAGTACAGGAACGACTTCGATACTTTATTTTTTCTTCTGAATAATCTCATCTTATTGCAAATGAAAATTTGTGTTTCGGATTTAATGAATAGCGCAAAGCATCTATACCGTGATTATACATGTCGATAGGCTTGTTCGTCGGGTTGCCGTCCTTATCCAAGGCCCAACTGTACGACCTTAGCTCTTTTATCAGGTTGGTGCTTCTCTGTGTTACGTAAATAGGTCTGCTCTGAAGTCTGTCAATACCCGTCCTGACGCTGTCAGCACCCTTTACGGCGGGTTTTATGTTAAATCCAGCATTGTGTATCTCCTGAATACTTTTAGGCTCTGCGCTGTCTGCAATGATCTCGTCGTAGCTTTTCCTTATTCCTAATGATTCAAGTCTATTGATGATATGAGAGTTTAGCATACCTGTTTGATATATTAGCTCGTCTACGTAGTACGCTTCATCTGTTTCGATTGTCGCTACTAAAGAGGTGGGGTCGCAATTATGAACTAAAATCCCGTTAGCAAAGTATTCATGAGCATCTTCAATTTCTAAATCGTAAACGTCGCAATAAAAACTACGAACGTTTTTTACGTTTATTAATCCCTGATAATTTATGTGCGTGTTCATTTGAACAGCATTTTGGCTTAAGGTATTTATTCCCTTGAAAAACCTCTCCACAATACTGGCTAAAATAATAGTTTGCATGCTTTCCTGATGGGTATCGGTTGTACTTTTCTCCTTTAAACTCGATTGTACACACAATACGTCCCTCTCTGTTAATTCTCCGTACTTCTTCCATTTTCCGTTAGCATAAAAATGATGTTCATGTGTTGCACAAATATTTGTGCTCAAAGCATCTGTTATTAATTTTTTCTCAATTACTTTTTTATATCCGTTATAGATGGTTCTTTTTACGAGCCTATATCCTTTACGTGTTAAAACTAAATCACCCTTTTTTACGTCTTTGATTTGAATTAATCCTTTAGATGTAGTAATCAATGTTTCTCCACTAAAACAGCTAAACCCGAAATCTAACCCGTATATCTTATCACCTTCAGGCATCCTATCCACCTGCATCCAGTTTGAAAAAATGATCCCCTCGGTTACGCCGTATTCGCAGTCAATGTGAATCCGCCTGAAGTTTTCGTCCCTGGATGCTCTTTTGGCGATCCTGTTTTTTTCGGTCTCAGGAAGAAAGGGATTATCTAAGTAGTTAGATTTAATGGTTAAAACTTTATCGTAGTTTGCTGCCCAGTCCTCAACCCAGAATTGAGCGGTCGGGTTGAAGTCGGCTATCACGTTTTCCGTCCGTCTCGCAAGCTCATCCCAAACATCTTTTTTCAATGAGTTGATCTCGTTTCCGTATAACCAGTCTCTACGTGCTCCAAGTGCCTTGTCGATACGGTCAGCGGAAAAGAACTCGATTATCGTTCCGGTTGGTGAAGTCCATGTCGATTTTGATATGTTCCAGTTCTCTTTCCCCCAAAGATTTAAAGGTTTGCATATTCCGGAAAGTATTCTTATAGCTCCTATTTCCAGGTGCGGCCTACTCTCCGAAACAACGGTAATGATCAGATCGGGATGGGTTACCGCTACTGAAAAAAGATATAACATGTTGTCATATGTCTTTCCCGATCCCGTTCCTCCACGGTGGATGCAAATCTTAAAACCGTCGTCAAAGGCCTGACGGGTCTTATTGTATATCGTCCCCGTCTTTATTTCCATAATTTATGAATTTGATGTTTAGGCCTGAAATCTCCTGCTTGATCGGATCTTTGCCGAAAATCCTGTCTATGAGCTTTTCCGTGTTTGTAAGGTTTTTGTTGTCAATGTCTCCTGCTATCGATGATGCTATGATGATGACAGCTATGGGTGTTTTATTGTCGCTCGCTATCGATTTTAATTCTTCTGGAGTTAACGATAAAAGGTGAGCGATGATGTTGTTGTAATCCTCCCTCGTTAGTGGCTCCTCGTTGGCTGTTCTTAGCTGGCTTATAATCTGCTTGAAACGTGACGGCTTCCTGCCTCTTGATTCTGGCTGATAGTCGGATGTGAATTGGGTGTCCTTCCCAAATTCATTACCAATATCGAATGTTCCATCATCTCTTCTCATTGCTCCGCCGTTTATCCGCCGTTTAGAATATTACGCCCTGATTCGGATTGTATGCAAGCCTTGCTCTCCGTCGGCTTGCTGCCGTATTCCCTCTTATATTGCTCCCGCTTCTTCCTGTTGATCGTGTTGCCATTTCTATAATTTTTTAATCAAATCCCAAAGCTGTTTTCCCCTTAGGGATTTGTTCCGTTTAAATTCCTTGTTTATTGTCTTGTATTTTTCAATTATCTCTTTGTGATAACATAAATGAAAGTCGTACAGACCTGGGTTTTCTTCAATTGTGAATTGCTCTATGTTGCTCGAGCTTCTTAAATTCGCCGAACCGTGAATTACTATCTTCTTTTTCCCGGCTGTTTCAAAAAGTACTATTTTTGTATGCGATCCTGCTGAGGCCAATTGGAACCTGTCGTCTATGTCTAATTTGTCGTATATGTATGGTATCAGTGATTTTCTTTCATGTGCGAAAAAGTAATCCGATACTATCATGTTAAGGTTATCTACAAACTTTCCATCCATCAAATTAACAAGGCTATCTACGTTATTTTGATCTAACGAAAGCGTTGATATTGTCATTTCTGTACACTTTGCGTTGTTGTGAGTTATAAACGCCTCTATAAAATCACCAAAAATAAAATTACCTGCAACGATAGCATCATACCTTATCCCTGTGTCAAGCTTGATGTCTCTTGCAAGCTTTTGAGCGTTTGAGTATTTTATTTTATGCGCTGGCAAGTCTCTTGCTATCTTTGATTTTTTATAACGGTTTTTAAATCCGTTATCCATCATCGGTATATCTAAATCAAAATCGTTTATTTCAATGTTAAAATCAAACTCCATACCTCACCCTTTAATGGATTACTCCTATATACTTCACAAATTTTTGTTTACAATTTCTGTAACCGTTTATTAAGGCTGTTTTCAGACGTTCGGATACAAAAAAACCGACACTACTTGTGTCGGCTTCCGAATAATATCTTGTACTTTTGCTTTTCCGTCTTTATAAAACGGTGTCTCATTCGCCTGTGCTCATCCATAAATTCTTTTATAATTACATCGTCAATAGCTGTCTTCAGATTATCCCTCCTTATTATGTACTCGAATGTCTCAAGCATTATATCTTCACAGTTATACCCGTTATGAATTTTTCCGTTATCTCTCAATAGCTTTTTGCGCAGATAGCCCCAGTTGGAAGCCAAAACATTCATTATTTTTTTATGTGGCTTCCTGGCTATCATTTTCAAGTTTACTGATTTTATCGGATAATAAAAATCCTTCCTCATCCTGTAATTTGTTAAGTGAATGTTTAATTAATACCCTTATAACAACCGATTGACGTACCCTCATCATTTCGGCAAGCTCCCTTATCAGCATGTCTGTTTCTGAATCAACTCTACAACCTTTAACGTGCTCTTTCTTCATTTTGTTACTAATTGCTTACTTTTTTTCGTCTCCGCTCGGTGTTGTGATTTCTTTTTGCTACCTTTTCATTTATCATTATATCCAACATCTCATCCGTGCTAATCTCAATTTCACCGATTATCATCCCTATTACCTTGCAAGTCCTGTCAAATCTGCCAGATAAGATACCAATCATAAGTTCCAAATCCGCTTCGTCCCGACTTTCCGCTTCTATATAGTCCTCGTCTTTCAGGAATCTAACTCCGTCAATTGTGCGTTCAACTGCGAATGTCATTTTATCAGGGCTTCAAGTTTATTATCAACCCACGTATTATCCATAACATTTCTACCAGTCCACAGCCATCCGAACAGAATCCCTATACCCCACATAACGAGCAATACTGCTACGCAAATTAAAATACCTAATCTTTTTATTACTTTCATACCTTTTTTATTGAATCCCGTTCTTTTCTCCATGCGCTACAAACCATTTTTACGTTATGAATAACCGCAATGTCATCTTTCGCCCATCGTTCAATAGTTACCAAGAACTCTTCGAGCAAATCTCTTTCCTCAGCTACCTGCTCTACTCCCCACTTTTTCGCCTTGTGTTGTATCATAATAAATCATTTTTATTTTCCACGACCATCACCGTCGATATATATCAAACTAACCTTTTCCCCGTCACCGTGAATAGTAAAGGTAGGGTATGAGCCGTCATCATTTCTTTTGTTTATCTTGTCAGTCGGCCATATCTGATAACCGTACTCCCAGCAAAGACTGTCAACTTTTTCTATAAACTCATCCATCTTTTTGCTAATCATATCTCTTAGTGTTAATATTATGCCTGATCAGCACAGGGTCTGTTTTTAACGCTACCTCCATAATGGCGATTGCTACATCTATAGCCTCCCCGATTGTTTTCGGGTCTTGAGGATGGGAATACCCTCCACGTCTCCAGTTGTTGTGCTTTTTCAGCACGCTTATTGCCTGTTTTACTGTCATGACTGTTATATTTTAAACATTCGTAAATGCCACGTTATGTGCCATTTTAAAAAGACCCTGCACTATCTTCAAACCCTCTTTGGAAATAGTTTACAAGCATAAAAATATCTTTTTCCGACACATCTTTAAAGCAGGGGATTACAGGGTAGTCGTGACCACTATGTCCAGAATTTACAGAAACATAGCTTTTAATCACCTGAATCCCACACAAAGTATCTTCATCCCATTCCCAATCATTAAACCTTTCCGCAATAATTAGTAAATAATCTGGGGTATAATTCATTTTTCTCAAACCTGAAGCAACCGCTTCAATAAATTCTCTTTTTGTCATTTTAGTTAAAATTTGTGAAGAAAAACGACACATAACAGCACCTAACCAAAATTGGCGGTTCAGTGGTTATATGGGCGTTTCTGCTTCGATTATACATTTTTTTTAAGTTTTAAAGTTTGTCCTTCGTAATCGCCAACTTCGGTTAGCTGCAAAACGTTATCCGTTCGGGTGAATTTTACAACCATTAGGATACCATTTGTCACTCCCAGTAAATCTTATGCACTTACACTCGTCATCCGTCAACTCATCATCAACAAGATTCGATAACAGTTCTTTTGCTTCTGACGGCTCCATTTTTTTATTGTAAAGCAATTCTAAAATTTGGTCTATGCTCATTTTATCGCTCATATCCGTGATTTTTTGGGTTATCGTCATATAACCCGATTTGTTCATCGCCCCGCATCGTGTTGATCAGTGCTTGCTTTTGTTTGTATTTATCTTTTTTTAGTTCGTTTTTAATAAAAAATCCACAATCCGCCTCGTTAAAATCAGCATAGCTGTATGTATCCCAAGGCAGGCAATCCAGATACCTCTTACATTTCAGTTTCTTCTCGCACCGCTCATTTGCGCAGCGGGATATGTCGTTGGGGAGAAAACTACTTGTTTCTATAGATTGCGCCATAGTCAGTTTGCTTTAAAATTATAAATAGGTGTTATTATTTCAACAATTTCAACTGTATCGAAAATAGCGCCAATAATTTCATCCATAGATTTATATGCTTGCGGAGCCTCATCAATAGTAGATTCATTTACCGAAGTTGAGAATACATTGCCCATCGATTCAGAATATTCATCCATTGATATCATTTCTTTTGCCTTTGAACGGCTCATTAACCGGCCGGCACCGTGCGGAGCGGAATAGTTCCAGTCCTCATTCCCTTTTCCCCTACAAATCAATGATCCATCACGCATATTGATAGGGATAAGCAATATTTCCCCGGCTTCGGCGCTTACAGCACCCTTCCGAAGGATCATGTTCCGGATATCGATATAATTGTGAATAGTTTCGAACTGATCAGCAACATTCAATCCCGTTTCTTTGAGTATGACTTCAGCCATCATTTTACGGTTCAGGGAGGCGAAATTTTGAACGATCTTCATATCGTTGATATAATCCTCAAAATCCTGCTTTTCGACGAAAGCAAGGTCTTTATTTGCTTTCGGCTTTTGAAGCTTCTTCAATTCTGTATCGATATCTTTTTCCCGGCCTTGCCGCTTCAGGTACTCAATGAGTTTGCATTTGATAGTGCTCATCTCATTGACATTTTTCCATGCCAGATCCTGATAATACTTGCAGACATTTACGCCTAAATTCCTGCTCCCGGAGTGGATGACAAGGTATAAATTCCCGTTATCATCCCGGTCAACTTCTATGAAGTGGTTCCCGCCCCCAAGTGTACCAATCGACAACATTGCACGCTCCAGATCCGCATGTTTCGCACATCGCAATTCGGAGAAATCAAATTTCGCAATAGATCTATCCCTGATAGAAAATCCGGAAGGGACATGACCCCTGATAATCTGGTCGAGTTTATGCAAGTCGATATCTTTTTCTTTCAGTTTAGTTGTAAGCATCCCGCAACCGATATCAACTCCGACCAAATTTGGGGTAACCTTATCTGTTATTGTCATAGTAGTGCCAACCGTACAACCCTTACCCGCATGAGCATCCGGCATAATTCGTATTTTTGAATTCAAATACGGCTCGAAATTTGCCAGCGATTTTATTTGATCGTAAGCCTCATATTCAAATGTTTCTGCATAAATCTTTACCTCATTTCCAATGCTGTTCTTAATCTTTTTCATAACTTCAAAATTGTTTACAAATGATCTTCTTCGATTTCACTCCATTTCTCCCCATCAGTCGTGTAAACGCCTTTTGCAAGGTCATATACAACCATCCCGACCTCTGCGTTGAAATGATTTTCTGCGTCAAATCGGTCAGAAAGAAATGGCGGTTGGATGTTTGTTGTTATTAAGTATCTCATAGCTTCAATAGTTTTTCGTATTTCCATATTTTATAAACTGTTTCATTCCAAACACTCTTTTACACGTTTTTCAAAATCACGCTGCGCTGCAGATGGGTACTCTAATGGCATCCAGTGTGTAATTTCATTCCAATCTGCAAACCTTTCATCTTCATCTGACCAAACAGTTGAATAAATTTGTTTGCTTTCAATATCTCGGTAAACTAAAACAAGTTGTCCGATTTCAGGTTTTTGTTTGTTGTATTCAATCCAATCCATCGTTCAAATCATTCCTCCAATATTTTCACGCCAGCCTCAACCATTAACCGCAAGTACTCACGAAAAGAATATATGTCGTCATACCCTTTTTTCAGGTAGTGCTCCATCAGTTCGGCTTCGGTGGCTTCAATTATTTTGTTACGTTTTATTTTCATATCCTTTGTTTTAAACATTCGTAAATACCGTGTTAACTGGAGAACCCATCACAATTACCACCTTCGTCATAAACATACCTACTCTGCAATATAATCCTTTCTGCTTCTTCTCTATTATATTGCTCTTGAATATGCTCCATTTCAATGTCATACCACGTGTTCACTATCTCCAGCATGGCTTCTGCTCCGGCGAGAAAGTCATTATATGATCCAATTTGTTCTTCAGACGCATAAGTATCAATATTGACATCTATAGGTATTAATGCATACTCTCTTGCTTTCTGCTCTATTTGTTCTTTTATCGCTTCTGTCGGTTCTATTTTCATATCAATACTTTTTGCCGTGCATCCTTTCACGGGTTGCGTTATACTTCATTTTCAACTCGATGTGCTTTTCGATATCGATACCTTTTGCTCCGCATAGGTCGAGGATTCGGATAATTGTGTCGGCAAGTTCATCCTCGAACGTGTCTTTAATCGAATTTTCAAAAGACCATTTAAAATCAATGAAATTTTCTTTGTCTTTTTCAATTAATTCCAAGTCGGCATACAACACATTCCTATCAGCTTCCATCGCCTCCGCCAATTCTGATACGCAAAGCATCAATAGTGTTCCGGTCTCTCTTTTGTTATCCCAAAATCCTTTGTTGATTGCATATTCGTGAATTTCATCACGTAGTTTGTTTAATGTTTTCATACCCTTTGTTTAAATAAAATGAAAATGTTCTGCTTTTTCAATATAACCTATACCACCGTTTGACAATTTCACTGTGTGCCTAACCCCGTAGGGTGTATTTTTTGCATTCCAGCCGGTTGCAATTATTTCACCCGTCAACCCCTGATAATTGCCGGAATGAAATTCAACCATGTCTCCAATTTCGATTCGTGATTTGTTTGTTTTCATTTCCTTAGTTTAATTATTATCCATTTCAAGTATTCGCAAACGCCACGTTATAGGTAAGCATATCGACCGTAATTAGCCGACATTTTAAACTCCCTATCTGTTTGAATTGGGTTTAAGTCCATATCAATTTCGTAGCAATGCAAAAAGAACGGAATATCGTTCACAAAATATGTTCGTTGTTTAATATCGGTTCTATCTTCACATCTACAATTTGATTTAATAAAGTTTTCAAGTTCAATTCTATTCTCAAACTCAAATCCTTTTCTTTTAAGTCCTTCAATCATATAATCTTCTAACTGCTTATTGAGTTGGGAAGAAAGCCTACCTATAACACTCGCTGTAAGTAATGGCGGGTCTTGTGGCTCATAATCAAGTTTTCGGCGCTCTATTTTCATTTCTTCAGTTTCAAAATTGATTGTTTGTCAATTTCACCCGTTAAATAATCATTTTTATACTCACAAGCTGCATTTTCTGCCGCATCCTCCAATGCCTGATTATAAGCTTCTTTTTGAGCTTGTTCAATATAATTTTTTATACCATTTTTAAACTGAATAAAACTAATTTCATCCCAATCAAACTTACTCCACAATTTCACTACATCATCTGAATATTCTTCTGCTGTTTTCATATTTTTAGTTTCAGAATTAAAAGGACTTGTGTTCTTCTATCCATTCTTGCGGAGTAACATATTTGTTTGATAGGCAATACTCCATGTAGTACTGCATATTTAAAAACATCTCCCTCTTTGCCTCATCGTAAACTTCTTTTTGGGCCTGTTCAATTGCATTAACACAAGCCTCCCACTCTGGAACTTGTTTCATTTCATCTATAGTTACATAACTATCCTTTGTCCTTGATAACATAGAAGTTAAATGACTTTCTAATATTTCTTCTGCTGTTTTCATTTCTTTGTTTTAATTATTGCGTATATATTTTGTTAGTAGCCATTTTGAAGAACAGCCACAGCCTTACGCAAATCTTCTATCATTGGCTTTAGTGTTTCAATTTCATTATCTGTGTATTGATTTGGATTGTGAGCCATCATCAGATTTGCTTCCTTTAATTGTAATTCAAGCGTCAGTAGCCTTGATGTTAGCATTAAAAAAGAAAAACGGCCACCAATATCAGGTAGCTGCAATGGCTTGCTGTGTGCTTCATTTAACATGTTATTGGTATTTAAAAAAATTTATAATTCTATTTAAGTTTATCGGTTATGGTCGCCGCTCGCAGCTACCTGTATCCGTTATAGGTAATTAAATTACTACCTTCAGCTCCTTTACCCAGCTTTTGCCTTCGAGATACATCCCCAAATTGAAAAAACGATTTTGCTTTTTATCAATGATAATTTCCGTTCCATCATTTGGGGTTACTTTTACAATTTGAGCCTTTACGGGTTCGTTTTTTAATGTGTCACCAGTCACAATAAGCGTATCTCCTTGCTTAATGTCGGTAATCGTTTTTACTTCCTTCAATTCCATAATTCGTTTTTCATAATAATTTACTGTGTTTATTTGTCATCCGTTATTCTATCGGTCTCCAGCCGATAACATTGTCAACAGGGGTGTCCCAATAAACAAAATCTCCTTTTTCAACCCAATATGTTACGAGCAGGATTTCATCTTTATCCGTTTTTACAAGAACCTGTTCATCTTTCGGTAATTCCTCTTTCGGGTCTCTCCATCGCATGGCCTCTGAGTAGCCATCTATAAAACCTTGAAATGATGCCGTTTTTGGGTGCATATCAAAACCAAAATCAGCTTCTGTTTTTGCTGCATACATGCCTGCTTTTTCTTCTACTGTCATAATCCACCCTCCTGTCTTAATTTTTCTTCTTTCATTTTTTCTTCGGTTTAAACTTTGCAATCAATTCGTTCTTGCTCCAAATCTCCTTATCTTTCGTTATCCTGATGTCGTATTCGACGCTTTGGATGAACCGCCAATACTCAAGTCTCTCCGTGAATATCCTCATATCGCTATTCCGTTAATCGTTGTCACCACCTTGTATTCATCGTCTTTTATCATATTGTAATAATCGACTGCCAGCTTATCGCCGTATGAGAGCTTGTCTCTCATCTGGTTTATTCCGTTACATATCGAACTGTGGCTTTTATAGCCGAAGTAGTCCGTTATCTTTTTCAGCCCCCATCCTTTTTCCCTCAAATAATAGTACACGGCAAATCTCGCATACGTGTACTCCTGTTTCCTTGTTTTTCTTGTCAAGTCAATTCCTAAAATCTCCGAATATTTATTTACACTAAAATGGCGTTTCATTGATTGGTGCATAATTATCTGTTGTTTCGTAAAATCTCGTTGTCTTTGCATCAAATCCGCAAATAAACTTCAATAACCCTATGTTCCTTCCCTTTGCAATGTCTATCATTGCCGTTCCACTTGTCGAAGCATTGGCGAACGGCTCAGGGTAGAACTTTCCGTAAACTTCTGGCCTGTAAACGAACATAACTACGTCTGCGGCCTCCGCTATCTGTCCTGAATCCCTTAGTCTGTTCAAGTTGGGTATAGGATTTTGGCTATCCCTGTTAAGTTGTGAAATAGCAATAACCCATATATCCAACTCTTTTGCAAGGTTTTTTAATCGTCTCGCAACGTCTCCCATAGCCTGCTCCTTGTTTTGAGACTTCTGGTTTACGTTAAGAATCTGCAAATAGTCTATAACCGCACCGGATATGTCGTACTTCTGCTTCATGCTCCTTATTGAAGCTATTATCTTATCAATGTTTGATGTGGAGCTGTCGTCAAAGTAAATAGGCATTCCGTTTATCCGGTTCACCCCTTCATCAAGAATCCTTAAATAGTCCGAGTCAAGACGTGAATAAAGTATCTGGTTTGATGGAACTCCGGTATTCATTGACAAAAGTCTTGCGGCTAACTGCCGTGATGTCATCTCCATTGAATAGATGGCCACCGCCTCGCCTGATTTTGCAGCACTATCCGTTATGGCCAAACTTAAACTCGTCTTTCCTGATGATGTTTCGCCGGCTACTATTATCAGGTCACTTTTCTGCAATCCTCCCGAAGCCTTGTTTATCTCTGAAAATCCGGTATCCGTTCCTGTTAGCGAATCACCTTTAAGGTTACATTCTATCTGCTTGTAAACGTCGTTAATCGCATCGCTTAGTCTCAATACTTCCGATTTGGAAACGTCATGTGTAACCCCCGACAATTCGCCCTGTAAGCTGTAAAGTATATCCCCTGTATCCTTTGAGCCGAATATGTCCGCGGATACCTGTTGACCTAACAACCACAACATTCTTCTTACAAACTTGTCTTGAATGTTTAAGGCGTGATCGTAATAATCGATTGAAAAATGGCTTGATATGTCTGCTATCTTCATAATAGCATCCGATGAGCCTACGTACTTTTCGCTCAACATCACTATATCGGGTGCTTTTCCTCTTTTGCTCAACGAAGTGATGGTTTCGTATAAATCCTTGTGAAACGGATCGTAAAACATCTCCGGTGTGAGTATCGGTGAAACTTCCGAATAGGCATTTGTATCTGAAAGTATCGAACCGATCACTATCTTTTCGCTGTCTAAATTGTGAGGTAGTATTTTATCCATATTCTTTTTTTGCCCAGTTTTGGAATGTAAGGTTTACGGACACATACCTTTTTGGTGAATCCTTATAATTTGACATATCAGTTAATATTTTGCGAATTTGCTCCCCGTTGTATTTTTCGGTTAATCTTTTATATTCGTCAAGAGTTATCTGATCTCTTATTTTTCTCAGGTATGGAATGTTTTTATCTATCCATTCGTTGAATCGGTCGAACTCTTTTTCTTTTTCAGATTTTTCGCTTATATATGTATTCTTCTTTTCATTATTATCATTATTATCATTATTGTTTGGGTCGGCTTGCGTTTGCGTTGCGTTCGGCTTGCGTTTGCGTTGCGTTTGCGTTGCGTGCGGCAAAGTCTGGTAATCATCATAATTTAAGATAGTTATCCGTGTGGTAACCGTGATGTTTTCCGTGCGTAACATTGAGTCATTTTTGAGCAGGTCGAAAAAACTTCTTACCGTGCTTTTTGATACTCCCCACCGCTTCGACCACCCCTGTAAACTTCTTATACTTTGTCCTCTTTTACACTCAATCAATTGCATCCCGATATTGACTGTTCCATCGGCATGGTTGGCCTCCAAAATCATATCAATCCACCATCTTAACTTTACAGGGTCTTCCCAAATCCAATGGCTTCTTATTTTTCGGTGAAGCATTATCCATCCTTCCATGTTTTCCGTTTAGTTTGCTTAATACAATATCCATAACCTTGTATATGTGTTGAATCTTTCCAGATCGTACTTCATTCATATCAAAACCTCTTATACCCTATCAATCCATTTTTCAAAGCATGTGTCAGCGCAACCGCCAAAGCCGGGAACATGTGCGAGTTTATCCCGTAAAGCGGGCCGGGCTGTTTCTTCGTTCCGATACTCGGCTCTTTTCCGCCACCGGCTTTAGGGAACATGTCTAAAAGTGCCCTGCGTATCATTGCATCCTTTACATTCGAGTTGAAACAGATTGCAGGATTTATGTCTGTCTTTTTGTAGTATCTGAAAGACGGTTTAAAAAATCCCTCCGACCTGCACACGAACCTACCTATCCAATATACCGTTTCAAACGTCTCCTTTCCAACAGGCATTCCATAAGAAGCGACCATCTCGATTGACAACACGTCAAAATCAAAGACGGCTATTGCATCTAAAACCTTTTCGTTATTCCATATCCCCTTGTCGATTATTGAGTGATTTTCCGTGTCGTATATCACCCATCCCGATTCAGTTGTGCCGGGATCAATTCCTAATATCTTCATAGCCCCTTCTCCTTTTTCAACCGTTTAACTTCCCTTTTGTAATGCTTTGTCATTTCTTTAATTTCATACGGCGTAAACTTCGTTACAGTCGTTTTAAGCATCGTTAGTTTGTCGATGATGTTATCTCCATATTCACGAATCAAATGTGCCTCATAAGCCTCCAGATTGCCGTTCTGATACATGTTGCACGGCGGGCACCCTGCATTTACGTTTTCTTCGTTGAACCTCGTTCCCAAATGTCGCCTGTTCATGAAGTGCATCGCCTGTGCGTTAGTCCAATGTATAGGGTAATTGCAACAGTAACAATGAACATATCCGTTTGCATCTGCATCACGAAGTCTCACGTACTCGCTGAAAATTTTATCAAGTTTTTCCATTCCTGTTTATTTCATTCAACCTTTTCGTTACTGCCAAAAACGCTCTTTCGTACATCTCCGCTTTGTGCTTCCAATAGTTTACCAACCTTATAAGGTATTTTATCTTACCACAGAAACGCCCCTTTCGTCCCGGTTCTTATAAACTCTTGTCGCTTGTTTGAATAAGTCCAATTGCATCATTTCAAAAAGTCTTTAATGTTGTCAATTCGTTTATATCCCACATCGTACCGAAGTGCTCTGTCAGTTTTCTCCATTGCATCTTATTATTGTAAATTTGTCGCTCATTTTGTTCAGGTCTGTGTAAACGGCATACTCAATACCTCCTACTTTCGCTATAGTAGCATAGCAATACTGCTTACCGTTGTTACTTATCCTGCCCTCCGAAACAACCAGTTCGATTAATCTCAATGCGTCCAAGTCGTCCAGATCGCTTTGATTGTTAATGATTAGCTTGTTCATTATTGGTGTTTTAATAATTCGCCAACCCCCTCTCAAACTCCTCTTCTGAAATATGAGTTAGGATTATATTGTTAATTACATACTTTACATCCCTGTATAAATCCTGAAATTCGGACTCATCCATCTTATCGAATGCAACGCTTTTTGGTATATCCACAAATGTTTTCAACTTATGGTTATATATCACGTCACAATATCCAGCGGACACCTCAAGTGATTTCCTGAAATATTCCCTGTTGTTGTGGTAAAACTCCTGTTGAGCTTCCGTCAGGTACTCCCATGCGCAGCCAAGTAAAGAGAAGTATTTTCGATGAAACGAAACGTTTCTGAAAATAGAAATGGAGGCAACATAAACTTGCCCCCTTTTCAACTTTTTCTTTTCTTCGTAATCCTCATCATACATTGGCTTTAACCCACCATCAGTATTGAGTAGTTTTAATTTCATAGCCAGATAACCGCTCCGATAAACATCGCAATAAATCCCAGAATGATAGTCCCGATACGCTTAATACGTTCGCCTTTCGTTGCGTAGGTATCTTCCTTTAAAAGAGTAAATCCAACCGAAACAATGATCGTCCCGGCTACAAGGAAAACAAGTGTTATGAATAGTTTGTATAGTATCATTGAAACATCGTTTTTTGTGTTTTTTCAACCTCCATTATTTTTATATTTCTAACCGCTTCGTCGAAATAAGACTTCTTTAGCTCGAACCCAATACCGAACCTATCCATTTTGATTGATTGGTAAACCTCTGAACCGATACCCATAAATGGGGTTAAGACGGTGTCTCCTTTATTGCTCCACAACGCAATCGCCCTTTCAATGGTATCAAGTTGTAATGGGCAAATATGCTTCTCGTCTTTTTCAGACCGTGCATTCATTTTATTAAGCGTGTTGGAGTAGTCAATATCATACCAAACCGGACTTGCCCATTTCTGCCATGTATCTACATTTATATCGCAACTAACAGGGTTTTGATGATCTCCGTCCTTTCTGAAAACCAAAAGATAATCGGGTATCCCTACACGGCTCATCGCACTATCTTTTTTTAGCTGTTTGTGAAGTAATCCTAATGCTTTTGTCCTTTGCATTTCAGTTACAGGGTTTTTCCAGATTGTTACTCTCGAATGATAAATAAACCCTGCATCTTCAAACGATTTTAAAATCATTCCCGAAAAATCCCTTAATCCTATATATCCCTCTTTTCCTTTTTGAATAGGTAAATCCATGCAGTGAACAGCAACGTTTCTTCCGCTCCACATCACCCTGTAAAGCTCTTTAACCAAGAAATTAAAAGCGGTGAAGAACTCGTCGTAATCCTTTGAATTGCCCATATCTTCCAGCTCGTCCGAATAAACGTAAAGCTCTGAAAATGGAGGACTGAATATTGAAAATCCTATCGTTTCGTCGGGGATCTGCTTTATCAACCTTACGCAATCTCCGTGATAAATGGCCGCTTTCTCTGAAATGTATGTATCCATGATGGTAATTCTATTTTCTCTGTTTTAGTCGATAATTTTAATTTTTTCTCTGTTTTTATGTTCCTGTTTGTCGCCCGGCTCATTTCAAGCTGCATCGTTTTAAACTGTCTTTGTTTTTTCATTATACTTTGCCTTACGTTCTGCATAGTGTCGGTTACAATCAGATAGCAGTTTACTTGGTGTTGTTGTCCAAATCTATATGACCGCCTCATGCCTTGATAAGTCTTTTCAAAAGAAAAATCCAGACTTGCGAATATTTGGTTGTGGCAGTTCTGATAATTCAACCCCATTGCACCTATTTTTAATTTTGTGATTAATACTCTGAATTTACCGTCTGCAAAACCAAGTAGCATTTCCTTCTTGTACTCTCTTTTATCAGAACCCTTAACCTCTACCGCTTCAGGAATATACTTTCTGAGATACGCACCCTCTTTGTCGTGCCCTATCCAGATAATAAAAGATTCATCCGAAGAATTGGCTATCTCGATTGCCTTATCCAGTCTATATTCAACCGTATTCCTTAATTCTTTGTGAAAATCCGTTGCGCTTATAGCCAAATCATTGAATAACTGATACTCTCTTTGCGGCGTTTCAATGAAAACCTCCTCCACGTTTAGAGGTGGAAGAATATACCCATCATCTGAAAAACCAATATCGGACGGAGTTGTTATCATTAAAGCCCATGAACTGACAAAATCCCAGAACACTCTTTCCGAATGCCCTTTCAGCCTCCATTTGGTCGTTTCCCCTCCATCATGCACGAAGTACATCGCTAGCATCTCATTCCTGCTCATCACGTCTAAGAACTCTGCATGGTTGCACAATTCCATTACGTCATTTGGTGATGGTGTTGCAGTACAGGCTAGTTTATAAGGTGTGTTCACAAATACATCTATCAGCTTCTGCTTTGTCTTACCATCGAAGTTTTTCAGTATTGAGGATTCATCCAATACGATTCCGCAGAACTCAAAAGGATTTAAGTTGTCCAGATTTTCGTAATTGGTTATATAAATGCCATTCCCGGATGTTTCCGCTTCAATTTCAGAAACATTGTATCCGAATTTCAACCCCTCGTTTATTGTTTGTCCTACAACGGCCAACGGAGCAAGTATCAAAACTGGCTTCTTTTCCTTTTCTAATACTTTTTGCGACCATTCAAGCTGCATAACTGTTTTACCCAGTCCGGTGTCTGCGAATAGCGCATACTTTCCAGCTTTCAACGCCCTTTTTACACAAAACTTCTGAAACGGAAACAGCATTTTATTCATATCGTTTTCATCAATATCAAATCCGCTGTTTATGTGTTCGATTTGCTTTGTCATCAAAAATTCCTCGTATGTCATTTCGATTTAATTAAATATACTGTCCTTTCATCCACTCTTTTACGTGAATACAATTTCAAATACATTTCGCCAACCGGGGCAAACTTTTTAGCGTCCTCCCTTAGCTTGTCCTTGTACTCATCCCAGTCACTCATTTCCTGAACACCTCCCCGGCTCTCAATTTTGCACGTTGTTTCACTTCGGGCAGCTTTATATCAACGAATTCTTCAAGCGTCTGTAGCGGGTTTAAAATGCCCACCAACGCCTTGCCCGTATTGTTGAAGTTCGGTTCTGGAACTCTCTCACCCTTTATCACCGCATCACGCTTCAAGTCGGTGAGGATATATGTTCTGTTTCCTTGAATAAAGGTGTAGTAACCTTTGTATTCCTGCTTTATCATCCTTTTCTTATTTTTTCGAGGTGTTCTTTTGTGCCGTCCCATTTGACAGCGTACCTCCACCAATCTCCATCGTCAACTACATACTTATACCTTTCATCAGGCCTTATACAAGCCAATATTCCAACTTTTGCTGTTTGAATGCTATCCCAATAAATCACCCAATCCCCAACTTTCGGCTCATCGATCCACGGTTCGAGCCAGTTTTCGACACACTTTTTTTCGGCATTCCAACGCTTACCAACTTCCGCCAAAGCATCGATTAATTCTTTCTTTTCGGATTCTGTGGCTAAACGAAAATCTCCACCGTCAGGCCAAAACCCTTCTTTGTCAAAATCCAACCCAATACGGTTCGATTTGCTTGCATGGTAATAAAGACGGATACAGTTTCTCTTTCTGTATATGATTGTAATATTTTCACCATTCCAATCTGAATGTAAAAAGTCACCATCATTGTACTTCGACTCTTCCACCAGTTCCATCAAACTGTCAACTCCCGATTCAATCTCTTTTAATCGGTAAATCTTATCGTTAAATTTTATTCTCATGTCTTTTGTTTTTAATCATTTCACACTTTCCTGATTTTCCCTAATCTCCTTAAGCATGTTGAAAATACCGGATATTGTCTCACGCTCGTTCTCCTCGAAGTTTAAATACTCGCCTCCGTACTTTAGGAAGTGATATGTTCTCTGCAGCACAAAAAAATTATGCGCAATGAAAATCAATGCGAACACAAACGGGGCAACTATAAGCCTGTAGACAAACCGCCTTTTATTAAATTTCCTGTTCATGGCTAAAATGGTAAATCCCCGTTATCGTTAATTCCGCCTCTTCCAACTTTTTCACCCATCGGAGGCTCTTCTTTATGGTCCGCCTGTTTGTCTTTCGGCTGCCACTTATCGGAAAGAGTTATGTTAAAACCTTTTATTTTATCGGATTTTGGTATCCATAAAGTAGCATCCCATTCATTCCCAGACGGATCGATAACTTTTCCTTTTGCGTAGGGTTGATTACCGCCTTTTATATACTTTTCATTCTTAAAAATCGTGCCCTGACCGGGCTTGTGTGTGTAGTTGCTCATATCTCTCCAAATATTTTTTTATCAGTTATCAATTCTCTGTTGCTCTCTAAAAACTCAATTAATCTTTCGCAATGCTCAACCAAAAGAGGGATATCCCTTTCTGGAACAAATGAATACTGCTCAATATAAATCTTCTTGAAATCGGTTACCACATATTCAAAATCGCTGATCAGATTCCCGTTTTCGATGAGACAATATGGGTAAACCTTGTGCTGCCAATTGTCCTTAAACTTAAAAGCGTTGTATTTGCCCGTTGTTTTCAAATCACAGACCTTGAATGGTAATAGCTCGTCTATGTATCCATAAAGCTCTATCGTGCCGTATTTCGTCTCTAAAGGTGCTGAAACGTGAAGCTGCGGGATTGATTCCTTGAAGTAGTCTCTGATCTTTAAAGTCAAGTCCAAAGGAAACTCCCAGATATAGGATTTATACGCAGCGGCTATAACGCCTAAATCCTTATGAGTTTTGAACTCCATTTCCTTTTCTGGCTTCTTTTTTAAAATCAGACAGTCGATCAGTTCGTTATAACAAGTACCCTTATCGGCCGCCTCGCTTTCAAAGGGCACTCTGTTTATTCTGTCTATCAAACCTTGAAACTGTTCCTGCTCGAATTCCTCCTCCGTCTTTTTTGGATTTTCAGAACCGCCCCAGTAAAGATTCCAGATTTTAAAGCTGTCTATGTAACCCTGAAAAGAATCCAACAAAGTAGCGTAAAACCTATACTTCATAACCTTTTCCCTTTACCCATTTAAGGTTTAGTTCGTCCGTCTTGGCTTTTAAAAGTGATCTCGCCATTTCCTTTGAGCTTCCTATGTGGTCGTAATCGTCAATCCTCGCCACAAAATCGTTAGCTAAATCAGCATCGGTAATTGCCGAAATATCGCTCTTGATTAACTCTACCACCTCCTTATATTTTTCGCCGTCGACTATCCTGTCTTTTAATCTTCTTATGTATGGCTCGATAACCTGAACGGAAAGAAAATTATTATCTGCAACGGGGTTTCCGTGTTCGTCGGTTATTGTGGGGATATCCATCACGCTTGGAAGATTACAGGTGTTTTTCCCGTCGTTTCTCGAAGTGGGGTCAAAAGTGATTGTTCTTTTTCTTCCAACGGCTTCCATGTATCCAACCAAATCCAATTCCGTAACCAATGAATCGTAGTTCGATCCACCGAATAAAGGCACATATCTCATATCGTCACCGTCCTGTCTTGTTTCCCTGTGAGCGACAAAGACCAGGTGTTTTCCCATTATGGATATTTTTTTGATCAATGCGGAAAACATTGCCTTTCTTTCCCCGTATCCCTGCAATGTGAGCATCCCGTTAGCCCTGCCCATCTTTGAGTTCTTTTTTGTGATATACTCGCCCATATAGTCCAGAAGTTTACCACCAGTGTCGATTACAAGTGTTTCGTAAGGCTTTAAATCTTCCTTATCCAGCACGTCGATGAAGTTCTGATAGTTTTCTATCTGGACCGTATCCACTCCATTCAAATGAGCGTAGTTAATCCTGTGCACCCCTCCATCGAAGTCAAATAAAAGTGGTTTTGGTGCTGAAATTGCAAGTGTGCTTTTTCCCGTTCCCGCTTGTCCGTAAATCAACGCTTTAATTTTAGCGTCAATGTTCAATTCGTTCGCTTTCTTTATTAAACTCATATCCTTTAATTTATAAATAATGTGCTGTTGTCGCCCCCGCTCTCCACGGGTCGTAATAATTCAATACTTCATCCTCTTCCCTTTTTTCAGCCTCCTCAATCTCTCTTTTCTTTATAAGCGAGAATCTTTTTATGAAGAAGATCAACTCCTCCATGTCGAAGCTATCCGGCACCGAATTAACCGTCCTCCAATTCCCAGATTTTCGCTTTTCAATACGATTGAAGATTACGTTCAGGTCGTGATCTACGGTTATGTCCATCTTATAATTGCCGTCCACAATCTCATAGTCTCCGCAGTAATATGCGTTTTCGTCGATTGCTATTATCGCATCGGCGATCATTCGTGATGTTGTCATGTTGTTTAAATTTGTTCCCGGCCGCTCACCAAAGAACTGCCGGGATACTGGTTGTTTCGGGCACAACCAACAAAGCCTTGACTGCATCCCTGATTAGAGAGTGTCAGCGTTCCCGAAAACTCCGCAAAGAGTAGTCGGGTTGGCATTGAATTAATCGGTCTGTTTATATTCTTTTGCCTTGATGCGTCTGCGGTGCATCACCCCGCTTTGGGCGGTCTTTATATCAAAACATCACTTTTTTTATACTACCGCCAAAGTAGCGCAATATGGTTTTGTAACCTCCACCAAAAGGATTGCCTAAGCATTGCGCTGTATTGTGAAAGGATGGGGCAGGATTCGATACCTGCAATGATTAAAGATAGGCGTGTATTGGACGCCTCGTTTTACTGCTATGAGTAGACTACCGTATATCCCTTACTCTCATCTCTATTCAGCCAAAGATAATTACTTACCAACCCCAAATAGCTCTCTTTAATCTGATTAGCGTCTCTATTCCGCCACCCATCCTAATTTATTCTTTCTGACTTATCTCGCTTTTCTTGACCTCCAGCGATAGGATAGGATATTATTCCGATAAGTTCTTCTCCGCACATATCAGGGTCTTGTTTACCACCGCCCCCAAGGATTACATTGCTTTCTACAATGGATTGTGCTATCTTCCGGCTTCCTTTCGCCGTGTTATCGCTACCTTTTCCGTAGCTCCGTAAAATGTCAAAGAACTTTTTTGTTCCCGAAACCGAAACAAATCAGCTTCGGGTGTGCAGACCGTATCACTACGACCTTTTCCGCAAATATGAAAACAAATCGTTATATTTTTTCGGTCGCTACCGTTGTACTAAATTCTTCATCGAGTATGTAATACCCTACTATCTGTCTCTTTTCAATCTTCGGCTGAATGTGTGTTTTCCAGTTAAAACCGTATATCCTACACCATTTTAAAGCTCTTTCAAATGCTCTCACCTGTCTTTCTATACGTGTCATAATATTGCTATTAATAACATCACTAAACTCCATACAAGGATTACCCGTAAAATGATGGTCATTGCTTTTGTTGTCATAATATTAAGAACGATTCGCCTGTACATCGTGAGGTATTAAAAAATTAAACAATTATCATATGCTGTTAATAAATTCCATCACCTCTGAAATTGTCAACGTTCTATATTGCAGTCTTTCAATAGCCCTTGCGCAAACAAACTGCCTGGTTGAATATCTGCAATCAGTCATTACATCAAGGTTTCCGTCAGAACAGCAAATTGTCATTATGTTGTCTACATAGTCACAATCTTTTGTTGTTTTGCGCAAATATATAGCCTCGCGATACCATTCCTCGTAAACATATCGAGGCACATGTTTTCCAATTTTTTCAAATATTACCGTCATCAATGAGTTTAATTTCCCGTTATTCATAACATTAATGTTTACTTTTTTATGATTACTGCATAAGCATAGTTATGCTTACCTTTTCCATATCCCACCTGTATACGTGTCTCACCTTTCATTTCTTTAACCTGCAACACTCCTCCAGAACCCATTGCGCATTCTTTAACGGTGTGTCCCATTTCTATTAATTTTTCTACTCTATCAGAAACAAGACGATAGTCTTTTACTACATTTGAAATCGCTTTTAAGTCTGTTGTCTTCATAATGTTGTTTTCTTTGTTGTCATAATATTAAGAACGATTAGCCTATACATCGTGAGGTTTTTAAAATTTAAATTAATATTAAATCAATATATGAAGTCTGCCCCCATGAGTTGCTATGTACCCACGCTACCTTGTATCTCACGTTATCCTCGTCGTACAAGTACCTATGATCATCGTCAAAGGTATAGCCATGATCTTTCAAGATTTCATCTACCGTTTTCTGTGTCAAAACTTCAATTCTTGTCTTCATGATGTTTACTTTTTTATTTGATTATTACTACTTGTTTAACTGAACAATACAAAGATAACATCTATCTTGATGTTGTGCAAATATAAAGTGTTAAATTTTTAGTATGATATGGTTAAATAAAATTAAAAAAGCGACCGTTTCCCAACGCCCGCCTTTACCGTTATGAAAAGTACACTAAAAAATCTTATTCCCGATGATCTGCTTGTTATCTACAATAAACTCTCCGTCCGGTTCTTTTTCGACTATCGCAAAGCCGTGGTTCCAGTTGTTTTGCGGATTGTACCTCGGTGAGAGTGAACACAAACATCCAGTAGTCCAGCTTCCGTAAAACTTCCCCGATATGCTCTTTTTTATGCTGTTCTGCGTTACGTGGGAATGTCCGCTTATAACGTTATCCATCGCCTTGTTTAAACGATTGTAGGCCACGTGAACACCGCTGCCGTAATATTCGTGTCCGTGCATCACGTTGAGCTTTCCGAACTCGATAATGTTGTAATCTTCTATAACTTCTACGGTTGAGCCATCAAAGAAAACATAATCCCTTATGTCCGTCAGCCCGTCTATTTCCGGCACGTCGTTCAGCTTTCTTTGTATGTGTAATTCTCTTCTTATGTCGTGATTTCCCTTTTTGAATATCACCTTTCCGAAGTGCTTTTGAAGCAATTCCAAAAAGTCCGTTACCCATTCCCGTTCCGAATAGAAATATTTTAAAATGTTCGGGTTTTTGTCGAACTTTGAGAACTGGTAAAAATCCAGCAGATCACCGTTGATAATCACCAAATCACAATCCCGTTTCAGTCCGTAATTGATAGCCGTCTCCAAAGCGTTCCTATCGTGGAATCTCGAATGAATGTCGCTCATCACGAGTGCCTTTTTATATTGCTTCGGTACGATAAAAGGTTTTAAGTCTAATTCCTGAACGGGTTGCTCCAATAGTGCGAAGTCCGCGGCAAGCTGTTTGTCCTGTGATGCTAATTTTCTCCCCATCGAACCAGTTACAATTCTTACGTATTTTCTTGCGTCTTCCTTGTCGTTGAATTTATCCGGGTACAGATCGTGTATGTATGCTGCTATTTTGTGCTTTGAATAGCTCGTGTTGTTACTTATCGCTGTGTTTATGAATTCCTGTGTTACCTTTCTTGCTATATCCGTTTTAGTCATGATAATTTGATTTTTATGAACAAATAAGCGGCAATAATCAAAACTAAAATGTTCAAAGTATTCAGTCTTAGTTTCTGCCACTTCGTTAACTTGTTGACTTCCTTTACTACCTCTACCTTATAAGGTATAGAATCAACTTTTACGACGCTTACCGTGTCGATTTTAAACCGCTCTCTCCATCTTATCTTTTCATAATAGATCGTGTCGTTTTTCTTGTATATCTGAATAGTATCTCTGTTATATACGCTGTCAACCCTCAACCTGTCCCGGTACTCGGTTTTCGTTTCCTTGACCGGGACGAGGACCGTTTTTGTCTTGCACCCTGTAAGCAGGAATATAACGAGAATAGCAAGCAGGATCACCGTCCAAACAAGCCGTATTTTTTGATCACGTTTATTAGTCATGTTGGTTTTATTTGAAATACAATTTAGCTTCCTCCGCTCTTCTTTTAATCAGGCCGGGTAAAACTTTCCCCCCGGCATAAATCCACCTGTTGAATTGATTTTGGATATCTGGATGGTTTGGGTTTTCCTTGATGCGTTTCAAAAGTGTCGAGCTCCTGAAATTCCCCGATCCGACGTTGAACGTGAAGGAAACAAGAGCGTCAAACTGATTTTGATTGATGTTCAGCTTGTGCCTGTTGACCTCGTTCTCGGCCGTCCTTAGATCCTCTCTCAATTTTACTTCCGCTTGCGCCTCGGTTATCACGTCTCCCTGGCGAACGCCTCCAGTGCTGCCGTAACCTATCGTCCAGACACCCGCGGGGCACTGGTACGCCTTTAATCGCAGCCCCTCGTGTCGTTTGATGAACTCTATCCCTTTGTCGCTTGTTTTCATGATTCCTTTTTATAAGTTCCTAACTTTGGTCTCCTCGTCTCGCAATCGGAAACAAAACAGATGTTGCTCTCTGCAATCTTCCGCTCCTTAATTTCGTTGTCTATTGTCTTCTGCATTCC